TGCAGGTAGATATTGTGGATTTGCAAAGAAAGCAAATATGTATATGGTTTCTTTAGAAGGTGATGATGGTAATCCTATAGAGTGTATAAACGCAATCATTTCATGGCATAACAGCAAATCAAATAATCCTGATACCGGCGTACCAAATCCAACAATATTAAATAACAGCTGGGGATATAATACTAGTCATTATTGGCTTGTTGAAGTTGATGATATTGATTCAATAGAAACACCGGCAGGAACTGTAAACAGACCAGGATCTTCTTGGGGTACAGATTTAAGTCCTTTTGTTGATGCAAATATGTTACCAGTCCGTTTAAAAAGATCTGATAATACTTGGATATGGGCAATATCATTTCATATCAATCCTACATACACCGCATTAAAAACTGCTATGGATGCAGCTTGGGATGCTGGTATTACTGTTATTAATTCAGCAGGAAATGCCGGATCTGTATACGCAAAGTCTGACGATGCTGAATTTAATAATCTTTGTAGAACATCGGCAAATCCACTTACTTATTACACAAGAACAATTAATTCATTCAGTCAAGTTACGGCAGTTACAAACAACACATGGACTGATGGAAGTTTAGTTTGGTATACTCATCGTTTATATGGTCCTGCAGGATCTACAAGAAATAAGGCAATTGATGTTGCGGCAGGACAAAATTCTCAAAAATATCCTATTCTTGATAATTATTCAACTAGAGGAAAAGGAATTGATATAATAGCAAAAGGCTCTGATAGCTATAATGCATATCCTGTATATACAATGGCCGACGGAAAGTGGGGTTACTTTGGTGGAACATCATGTGCTGCTCCTAATGTTTCAGGAAAGGCTGCGTGTGAAATGGAAAAATATTTTTATTACAACGGCAGTTGGCCAACAAATAGTCAAGTAAAAGAAATATTACTTAATCAAGCAAAAGCCGAAGTGTATGGAGTTGAAAGTACTGATTGGTCTGCGGTAGGCAGCGCCGATACGGGCTTTACGACAACAGAAGACGAAGACGGTGATACTCTTGCAAAGATAGAAGTAGGAACCGCAATAAACGGCGGAATAGGATATTCAGATTTAATTGATACTACAACATTAACATCATTCTTTAATGCACAAGGGTTTAATAGATCAAATACTACAGGCTATAGACCAACAAGCGGTGGCGTATATCCTAGACCACGCATTAAAAGATAATGAATAAATATAAAACAAAAAAAGAAACGAACGAAGGTAAAAAATGGCAACTATTGTAACAAGCAGTTATAGGACTGATTTAACACGCCTGTTCGTGAGCGATGTATCCACGAGTGATTATTATCTTTTTGTGTCGAGCACGGCAAATACAAGTGTAAGCAATAGTCAAGAGTCTAAAAGAGAATTTTTGGAAAAGACTTTATTTGGTAAAAAGATAGATCCTGATGATGTTTTTTATATGACAAAAAATTATCCTTGGGAAATTAATAAAGTATATACACAATATGATAATGCGGTTGATTTATCGGATAAGCAATACTATGCTGTAGTATATCCAGAAAATAACCAAACTGGTGATTATAGAATATATAAATGCTTATTTAATAATTACGGTGCTCAATCTATTAATCCTCCGAATTATAGTGCATCAACTCCAAATCAAATATATGAAATGGCCGACGGATACATATGGAAATATATGTATGAATTAAGCGTATCTGAATTTGATAAGTATAACACTATTGGTTATATTCCTATAATTGAAGATGCAAGCGCAAACACAGCAAGCGCAAATACCGGTACGTCATCAGCAACAAGCACAATAGATCAAGTATTTGTTTTAAATGCAGATACAAATAAAGGATATGAAAGTGTATCCGGCGCAATATATCAAGTAACACGCGGAAATGAAAATACAGTATCTATTGCAGGTCCTGCGGGGGCGTTTTCGGAAATTGAAAATTATTATTCTGGATATACTCTTTATGTAACAAACACAACTACAAGTGTATCAAAGCTCTATACTGTAAATACGTATGAATGGGATAATACAAACCAAAGAGGAGTTGTAACCCTTAATGAAGGTACTCCTATTGATGGAGTTTTAACAAACTCTGCTAATTATCAACTTACTCCAAAAGTTCTTATTACTGGAAACGGTACAGGTGCTTCAGCTATACCAATTATTGATTCAAATGGAACAATTACCAAAATAAGAGTAATTAATCGCGGATCAGGTTATACAGATGCATCCGCGAGTGTCGTAGATCCATATGCATTTAATCCAGATTCTATTGCTTCACAAGATACAAGAGTTGTTCTAAAACCTATTCTTTCACCAAAAGGTGGGCATAATGCAAACTTAGTTGATGAATTAAATAGTAAGCATGCTCTTACATTTATTGGATTGGATAATTTTGATAACGATATTATACCAACATCAAATCAATTTGCAAGTGTTGGTATTGTTAAAAATCCAGAGTTTAAAGTATTTCCAAATCCATCAGTATTTGATAATAGAATAGAACTTATTTTTGATTCACATTCTTTATCAGTAAATGATGTAATCACACAAATAGAATCTGCAAATACATCAAGTGATTTTTATAATAAAACTAGATTTTCAGGAAAGGTGCATGCAATTTCAGGAGATGTGGTTAATATATGTGAATATATGGGGCCGTATCCTAATGATGCGCCTGACGTTGCAAACACGGATTTTAGTGATGTTTCTCTTAAGATTAGTTTACCATTATTATCTCCAGACAGTGAAACATTAACGATAAATACAGATAACAGTCCGGCATATCCTTCAGGTTATGATTCTTCAACCTATCCAGGATTTGCCCTTTCATCATACGTCCAAAGAACCGGTGAAGTTTTATATATGAATAATTTCACATCGGTGTCAAGAACAGCAAACTCAAAAGAACAATTCAAAATACTTCTTGAATTTTAAGGAAAACACTAAATGCCTATTAACAGAGACTTAAATGTTGATCCGTACTTCGATGATTATAATTTAGAAAAACAGTTCTATAGAGTTCTGTTTAAACCTTCATATGCAGTACAAGCAAGAGAACTAACTCAGCTTCAAACGGTTTTACAAAATCAAATAGAACAATTTGGAGATCATATTTTTAAAGAAGGCAGCATCATTAAAGGTGTTAACTTTACAGAATTAGACACTCTTAAATATGTAAAAGTTACAAACACAGGCGGGTTTGATCCAACCTCTTATGTTGGTTTTCAAGATACAATAACTATTGGTGCCACAACATATAAAAGAGATAATTCTTATGAGCTTAGAGGGACCGTATCAGGAGTAAAGGCGAGAGTTGTTGCCGCGACTCGTGGGTTTGAAACAAGAAATCCAGATTTAAATACTTTTTATATTGATTATACGAATACATCATCAGGAAACAAAGTATTTCAATCTGGTGAACTTCTTAACGTATATAAAATTAGCGAATATGAAGTAGGTTCAACAACAAATAGGTCTGAAACATTATCAGCTACAATTAACGTCACAACTTTTTCTGGTGCTACAGGTAATTCTTACGGTTTACGTACGTCTCCTGGTATTATATACCAAAAAGGTCATTTCTTATATGCTGAAGAGCAACTTGTTATTATTTCAAAATATACAAACAGTCCTACTGACGTTTCCGTAGGATTTATAGTTCAAGAAAATGTAATTAATGCGTTTCAAGATGCGTCTTTGTATGATAACGCAAACGGATCTTCTAATCAAAATGCCCCTGGCGCAGATAGACTTAAACTTGTTCCAGTTCTTACCTCAAAAACAACTTCAGAGGCTGATGCGGATACTACATTCTTTACTCTTAAAAAATATTCAAATGGTAACGCAATTCTTGTTCGTGATGTTGCACAATATCATGTTCTTGGAGAAGAAATGGCTCGTCGGACGTATGAGGAGTCAGGCGATTATGTTGTTGAAGATTTTAAAACCAAAGTTATTAAAAGAGACTCAAGCCTAAAAGCTGCTGTTGGAAAAGGCATTGCATATGTAAAAGGTTATCGTGTTGAAAACCGCGCTGAATTATTTCTTGACGTAGATGATATTGCAAATACTTCAGTAGGTGAAAGAACAAATCAGGCAGTGTCATTTAATTATGGATCTTATTTAAATATTATTGCGCCGTCTACAGGCAGTGCAGTAGGAACCGTAGATATAAGTGATTTTTCAACTGTAACTTTAAAAGATGAAGCTTCAAGTGCAGCTGGTACAGCAAGAGTAAGAAACGTTACAGACTCAAAAATATTCTTGTTTGATATAAGACTTAATTCCGGGTCAAAAATTAAAGACATAGAAGAAATATCAGGAACCAATGGTAGTTTATTTGTAGCAAACAATTCAATAATTCAAGATGCAAGCCTAGGTGCAATGATTTTTGATACTGGGCAAATTGGAATTAAAACAACATCTAATTTGTCTATACCTGTAAGAGCTCAAAAGGCTTTAACAGGACAGTCTGGTACATCTGTAACTATATCTCCTGCAGCCGGTGAAGATTTTGGTTTAACAAACGATGATATATTATATGTTGACGATAACAATCAAAAAATAAATGTATCAAGTACTTCAATAGTCGGTTCCGATCTTGTTCTTTCTCTCGGTGCTTCTACTACAGCGGCCGCAGACGTTTATTATAATAAAAGAATTACAAGTGCAACACCATTTACAAAAGCGTCAGCGGATTTATACGTTAAAGTTACATTTGCTGCGGCGGATGCAACTGGGCCAGCAAAATATAATCTAGGTTTCCCAGATGTATACGAAATCACTTCTATTACTGACTCAGGTGGTGCAGACGTTAAAAACAGTTTTAGATTAAGAACAAATCAAAGAGACAATTATTATGATCATTCTTATATAGAATATATACCAGGTAGACCAATTCCTGCTGATGGTTTAATGACAGTTCGTATGAATGCATTTAAATTAAATGATACAACTGGTGATTATTTCTTTACAGTAGACAGTTATCCAACAAGTGTTGCAAAAAACAAAGTTCCTCTATTTACTTCACAAAGCGGTAAAACTTTCAATCCTTTAGATTGTTTAGATTTTAGACCTTATGTTGAACCGGTTGCAGGTGCAACTTATACAAATGCTGCGGTGGTAGGTACCGCTCCTACAGTAAGTAGTGCAGCAACAGGTGTAAACCTTGCTCCTTCATTTAGTGCATCATATGAAATACTTACACCTGCCTTAAATCAATATGCACAAATTGATTATGAGTACTATTTGGGTAGAACGGATATTGTAACTGTTGACACATATGGAAGCATTCAAATCGTAAAAGGTGCTGAAGCTGAAAATCCAATTCCTCCAAGAATTACTGGAGATCAATTTAAAATAGCAGAAATTTTTATTCCTGGGCAAACGGCTCTTAGCCCAGATGAAGCACAACAATCTGGACAAGAAAGATATTCTGTTAAGATAGTTCCTAAAGGTATTAAAAGATATCGTATGAAAGATCTTGAGAATATTGAAAGAAAAATAGATGCTTTAAAATATTATGTTCTCCTATCTGCTCTTGAATCGGAAACACAAAATCTAAACATTACAGATGAAAACGGATTGTCAAGATTTAAGAACGGTATTATCGTAGATCCATTTAACGATTTAAGTATTGCAAATCTTAAAGATGCAGAATATAAAGCTGCTATTGATTTTGCGGAAAGGTCTCTTACTCCTGCAGTCAAAGCGTATCCGTTAAAACTTAAATATAGTACTTCTTCAAATGCAAGCATATTCCCTTCAACTCTAAATGCTAAAGTTGCGACTCTTTCAAGAAATACTGATATTTCAATTATTTCTCAACCATACGCAACAGAATTTAGAAACTGTGTAAGTAATTTCTATAACTATCGTGGCGTAGGTGTTCTTTCGCCAGAATATGATAACGCACCAGATACAATTGGTGATCCTTTGAATATAGATATAGATCTTGTAACACCTTTCCAAGAGTTTGCTGCAGCAATTCAAGAATTCCAACCAATGACTTCGTTTGATCCATCACAGAGTTCAGTCTTTAATGTGACAAACCAAGGTCGTACCGAAATCACTACATGGTCAGATCAGGTTACCTTTTTAGAACCCACAGGTGAAGTAAGAAACACAGCGGCAGTTGGTGATTTTGTTACAAACACTCGTTTTCTTCCTTATATGAGAGCACGTGATGTAAATGTTTATATGGGCGGCCTACGTCCAAACACAGTACATTATTTCTTCTTTGATGGTGTGGCTGTAGATTCATATATTACACCTGGTACAGAAACAAATGATCCTGATTCAATACAACGATACGGATCCGCCGGTGATACAATAACATCAGATGCAAACGGAATTATTCGAGCTGTATTTAGCTTGCCTGCTGAAACTTTTTATATAGGTGATAGAAGATTAGAAATTACAGACGTTAATTTATATTCATCTATTGACTCGGCTGCAACTTCTTATGGCGAGGTTACATATAGAGCATATAACTTCTCTGTTGAAAAATCGTCTTTAACACGCACAACCCGTACTCCAGAAAGTATGACTACTACTCGTACGGTGACAAATAGAACGACTACAAGGAGAACAGGTGGTAAAGATCCAATTGCACAAACATTCTATATCAAGAAAGGGATGGGCTTAGGATCTGATACTGTTTTTGCTTCAAAACTCGACGTTTATTTCAAAAGAAAAAGCACCGTAAATGGAGTAAATGTTGAACTAAGAGAAGTCATTAATGGTTATCCGTCAAGTTATGTAGTACCATTTTCAAAAGTTCAGCTTTCACCGGCACAAGTTAATACTTCAGACGATGCATCAATTGCAACTACAATTAGCTTTAAAGCACCTGTTAGACTTGATGTAGAAAAAGAATATGCATTTGTAGTTATGCCTGCTGGTTCCGATCCAGATTACTTAATCTTTACGTCAAAGGTTGGAGGTACAAACCTTGTTCCCGGAGATAACTTTGGATCTGGTGTAATACAAGACTGGGGTGATGGTGTTTTATTTACATCAACAAACGGCACAGCTTGGTATTCTTATCAAGATGAAGATGTTAAATTTAATTTATATCGCCACAACTTTAGTGCTTCTTCTGGTTCAGTTACACTTATTAACGACGATCATGAATTCTTAACAATAGGAACCACGAACGGAACGTTTAATAGTGGAGAAATGGTATACAAACTAGAAACTAAAGATGCTGCTACGAGTGCAACGCTTAGTGTGGTAACAGGAAACACTTATCTTACTGGTACGGCTGTGTCTTCAACGTATTCTGCCGGTGATTATGTACTCCTTAATGATGGATCAACGAATAAGCAAATCTTTAATATTGTAAGTTCAAATTCAACCGTTGCAATTGCCGATAGACCTGCGGCATTTACAGACAGTGTCTCTGCCACGCCAGTTACGATTGGTAACTTAGTTCATTATGATAGAAAATATCCTGACTTTTTCATACTTGAAAAATCTTCAGCAAATGCAACAAGAAAATTTGCAGCATCCGATGATATTATTGGATTTGATAGTACGGCAAATGCAGCGATCACATCAGTTGACAATATTAACTTTAGTTATATGCAACCGTTTGTTAACAGAACAAATGATAGTGTAACAAGAACTCCTAGTATAACTGGTGAATTTGTAGATCCAGCTGTTACAACAAATACTTATACTAAAGACCTTGCTTTTGGTGAGAATGCAACATTTAGCCGCAAAGGTATGGTCGTATTTAGTAAATCAAATGATGTTACACGAGATAAAGGATTTAAGTTTACTGTGTCTATGACTAATGGCGGAAACGTTACATCATCTCCATTTGTAGATATTGAAACTGCTAATGTTCTTGCATATCAATATGACATTACAAACGTTTCTTCAACTACTTCAAAATATATATCAAAAACGGTTGAGTTGGTTGAAAACTTAGATGCAGAAGATCTTCAAGTATATGTTACGGCCTATAGACCTGTTGGCACGGACGTTAAAGTATTCATTAAACCACAAGCAGCAGACGATCCTGCAACATTTGAAACAAATAGCTGGATTGAATTAGAAATTACACAAGGTGTGAATCAATACTCTTCAGTAAGTAATCTAAATGATTTTAGAGAATTTGTTTATGCTGTACCAAGTTCTGCAAAAACAAATGGTGTAATTACATATACAAACGATATTGGAACGTTTGATGCTTATAGAAGATTTGCAATTAAAATAGAATTACATTCTGAAAATATTTATAAAGCACCAAGATTATTGGATTATAGAGGGATAGCATTAACATGATACGTCAAAAAGAATCTAAAGCTCTAGTAAATGATAATATTGCGGCGCTCAATAAATATAAAATAGAAAGAGATAGAATACGAAAGATAGACGATCTTTCAAAAGAAGTACGTGAAATAAAAGTTGTACTTGCGTCTGTTTGTAAAAAATTAGAAAGTATAGAAAGCATATAAGATATGGCAAAAACTGGCATAAATCAGGTTACGACCGCACAAACATTTCAAACTTGGTTAGATCGAACTAATGAAATAGTAAATATCATTGGAACGGATGCCATGACGGCATCTTCGCTTGGAGATACTACAACAGGAAATGCTACATTAGTCGGTGATTTTACTGCAAACACGGTAATAGCTGAAGATTTATTTAGAGCGGATAATATATCACCAAGAAGCGGTTCAACATCTATTGCTGTATCTGCACCTGTTAATATTACAACTGCTTTACAAAACGTGCATACACATACAAGTACAGCAGGACCAAGAATGCTTCTTTCGTCAGGCTCAGTAATATGGACAACCGGATTTAATAATACAACTGATAATAATTATATTTTAAACACAGGATCTGGCACAACTAAATTTTCGCTTACTCCTGCAGGTAATTTAACTACTGCTGGTAGCATCACTGCAGGAACTGGAGGTTTTATTGGAAACGTTACCGGTGACGTAAGTGGACAAGCAGGTACTGTTGCTGCATTCACAGGTAGGGATACAGATGATTTATCAGAAGGTTCAACAAATCTTTATTTTACAAATGCGCGTGCTAGAGGAGCAATATCAGCTGGCACTGGAATAACGATTACAAACGGAGAAATCTCGATTGGCCAAGAGGTTGCGTCTTCAAGCATTGTTAATTTTCTTCAATTAAATGCAATTCGTCAAACCAATATTAATCTTCCAAGTACAAATACTCCTTGGTTTAGTCAAATGAATATGATTTCTACGTCCGGTACTTCAGGGTCTGATGCTATAAACGCCGGAATTATTAGTGTAGATGGTGAAGATTTTGTTAAGCTTGTTCTTTCTTATGATCCAAATACGACAGATCCAGATGCGCCATATAATTCAGCACCTAAAGGAATGACAACAGTGTTCTATGGTGACATGCAAATAAGTGATGCGTCCGCAGGCGCTGGTAATCTCGCCACAACAAAAGCAAAATTTATTGTTAATTCTTCAGACGCCGCCGAAGGTAATATTTTTGCATCAGGTAATATTACAGCTTTTGCTACAATATCAGATATGCGTCGCAAGGAAAATGTTGAACGTATTACAGGCGCAATCGAAAAAGTATCACAGATAGGCGGATATACATTTAACTTTATTAACGATGATAGAAGAATGACGGGTGTAATCGCACAAGAATTAGAAAAAGTATTACCTGAAGCGGTATATGAAACACAGGATCCAAACACGAAAGAGGATATAAAAGCAGTTCATTATGGAAACGTAGTTGGTTTATTGATAGAAGCAATTAAAGATCTAAAAATGGAATTGGACGATTTAAAGAATGCCAATTAGTACAACATCAATAAGTTTAGAAGGTATAGCAACGGAATTTGGTGGAGCTATACCGCACGGCCTTAATGAATATTATCGTGGCGGTGGTATAGTTGCTCCAACAGTTACAGAAGTTCCCGCATCAGGAGCTATTGATATAGGTTCTTTTGCAGGACTTACATCCGAAATTATTGTTACGTTTACTTTAACTGGTGGCGGTGGTTGTGGAGGAAGTGGATATGATAATGGTAATGGGGGTGGAAACACGCGCCAACGTCCGGGCCTTTCAACTGGAATAATGTTAAAAAGTACATATGATACTTGGAGGCAGACTACAAGCGGGCAAAATATATTGTCTGGTGCAACAAATGATAATATTCCTGCAAGTAATTTTATTACAGCTACCACATCTAGTATTGGCAGTGCATATGCTGTTGCGACAGGTGGTTTAGGCGGTATAAACGGAGGTGGTGGAAGTCAAACTACTGGTACTGCAGGTGAAAGTACTGAATTTGGTGCAGGTGGTGCAGGTGGTGCCAAAAATAGTGCCGGAGGGCCACCAAATTGGGGTCATTGGGGCGCGGGCGGTGGATCAGGCGGTGGTGATAACAGGGACTATTTTTTAGGTTATGTAACCGATGGTCCAGGATCTTCTGGAACTCGAGGCGAAAGAGGTTTAACCGCGACAGGAACTGCTACATTAACACCAGGATGGTATGCATTAGTAGTTGGTAGAGGTGGTACTAGGTATGCCGCAGGAAATTATGGTGGTGGTATTGGGAGTGTAGGAGTAGCATCTTCACTTATTTTTTCAAATAACACTAATAAAAAAGTTTCATTTATTCCGGCGGTAGGTGCAATGAGTTATGATCAAGCAAGACTAACTACTTATGTAGGTTATATGGAAGTACTTGCGGGAGGAACAATTAATTTTCAATCACCTGCAGGACAGGCGTGGACAATTGTAGATGTCTAATATAAATTTTAATATATTTGAAGGATATTATTCTTCTTTAGATAAAGCTCTAGGGCAAATTCCTCACAGTAAAATTCGCTCTATAATATTTACTCGAAGAAAAGATATTCATTCTGTTTGCCTTGTGCTTACTCGCCACTCTGAAGAAGATGAAAAAATATTTGAAAAATTAATAGGTGTAGAACTTGACGAAGAATTTTATGAAACTCCTCATGGTTTTGTAGGATCTCTTTTTGTTGATTTGGAAAGTATAGGAACATCACAATTAAGAATATATAAAGATCAAAGATTTGATAAAAGTAAATTTATGTTAAAAGGATATTATTTGAATAAGAATAAAAAAATAATATGCAAAAAAACATATGCTCCAAATCCTGCAAACGATGAAAATAGTTTGATAATAAAATATTATGATGAAAATGGTAATTTAATAGATACACAAACAGAATCTAATGGAAATTTTGAAGATTGGAATGGATCACGAGAGTTATTTGAAGCAGTAGAAAATAATAATTTAGAATATTCATTTATGAAAAAAGATACAAAAGATCAAGGCTATTTCATTGTTAGAACGAAGCCGAGCAATTAAGAAGCTTTTATAAATATAAGAAAAAGGGATTATGACCTTATGTCAAAGATTTCAGAACTCGGTAAAATCACCGGCGGCAATACAAAATCAAGAGACTTATTTGTTACTGTTAACCTAGATCAAGGTGAAGACGGTACAAAAAATATTACGCGGTCGGAACTCGTTAATGCTATAGAACTTGAAACTTTTGACCATATTAAAATAGACGGTGGGGACTATATTAAAAATGTTCCCGTAGATAATGCCTCTATTACAAATTCAACATATTCAGCAGGAACAATTACTAATTCTACAATTACCGATCCAAATATTAATCTTACAACTGCGTTTGAAACGACCGGTGGTTTACAAAAAATAGCGGACAACGATTATTTTTATTTAAAAGATGTATCTGCGGATAAAACCATTTCTATGACTTATTCGCAACTCTATAATGAGATTGCGGCAACATCTAAAAAAGCTAAGAAAATATATGTAAGTATAGATGGAGATGACGAAGATCCTGGGAGCTATATGAAGCCTGTAGCTACTCTTGAAAAAGCTGTTGAAATGGCAAAAGCCGCGGCGAAAACTATTGCACCAGGAGTTTTAAATCGTCAAATAGTTCATATATCAGTTATGCCAGGAACATATTATACAAATGGTAATCTTGCTTTGCCAGATTTTTGCTCAATGGTATC